TGGGCGACATGTCCAGCTCCTCGGTGATGCCACCGAGGGACGGGACAAAGTTGCGCGCCCGCGCGCCGGTGGACCAGACCACCTCGACCGTGCGTGCGGCACGATCGACGGTGGCGGGTGCGGTGATGGCGCGGCGCGCGGTGATCGATTGCCCATCGGAGGGAAGTCGATCGGGCACAGCGGGATCAGCCGGCGCGGGATCGCTCCCGCCCGGGTCGGTGGTTTCGGTCATGGTGAGCCCTATGCTGTTTGGGTATCTGCTGTCGTTGGTGCTGCCGCCCCGGCCGCGCCGGTTGCGGCGATTTCCACCGCCGCCATTTGCGCCGCGTCCTGCGCGCCGCCGGATTTGGCGACACGGCGCGGATCGGTATCAAGCGAGATGCCAGCGGCATCCAGCGCAGCATTGGCTTCGCGGATCATCTCGACCGCCGAGCGGAAATCATAGCCGAACGCGCCGGCAGCTTCAGGCTGCGGCACAAAGCCGGCGCGTACCTGGGCGATCAGCGCAGTGGTGTCTTTCAGCGGGTCAATCATTTCATGCGCCGGCGGCACATGCGCGACACCCGCCGGCATGGCATCGCCCCAAAGCCCGAGCAGCGCGCCTTGCGCGTGAAAGCGCTCGGCGATTGGCCGCACGAGCATCGGGATCAGCATGCCGTATTGCATCTGTTCGCAAAGGCGCCGGAATTCGATCTTGCCGGCGCGGAGGCTGGAGTAATTCGCCTGGGTGAGATCGCCGGAGACCTGGTCGTAGGTGAGGCCCGCACCAACAGCAGCGGCTTCAAGCGAGCGTCGCGCAAAGGCGGTATGCGATCCACCGCCCGAGGGATTGACCACGCTTACATCACCCTGGCCACGCCGATAGAGGATCATCCCAGGCTCAAAGCTTTCCACCGCGCGGCCTTGCGCGTCACGCAGCAGGCTGGGGTTGCTGTCGCTGGGCTTCGTGAGTGTTTCCTCGCCGTCATCAGTGACCACGGCGGCAAGGCAGGCTTCGATCTTGGCCTTCATCAGCAGCGCGGCTTCGTAATCGCCAAGATCACGCAGCCGCAGCAGCACGGGCGCAAGCCAGGAGACATCGCGCAACTGCCCAGGGCGGCGCTTGCGAAACACATGCAGCACATCCCGCGCGGGGATGAAATTGCTCGCGAGCCTTGCGCCAGGCAGCATCCAGGCGCCGGGGTGGGTGGGGAACAGCCAATAGCCAATCGGCTCGCCTGCTGCCCCAAGCGCGATGCCCTGGATGGTCGGCGCGCCATTCACCACGCCATTGCGCGCCGTATCCAGGTGATCACTTTCCAGCACCTGCAAGCTGAGGCCGATCGGGTTCCTCGGCGATGTCGGCACGGTCAGCAGCCGGATGAAGCATTCGCCGCTTTCGACGACCGCCCGCATGGCCAGCGCCTGCAGGCCATAGAGATCGAGCTTGTCCTCCGCATCGCAGGCCGTGCTTTCCGCCCAGGCTTGCCAGGCGTTGCGATGCGCAGTTTCAGGCCAGCGCGTCGTGATGCCGGCACCGACCGCATTGCCGGTCCAAAGATCCACGATACGCGCGGCATAGGGATCATTGCGCACCGCATCGCGCGCGCGCCTTGCGACGCTGGCGGCGGCCAAGCCGACCTCGCCATTGGCGCTGCCGCCTGAGGGCGACCAGGTCGAGGCACGGTTGTCCTGCGCGGCCGCATAGCCCCGGAGGGCCTGCCAAGCAGCACGCAGGTGGAGCTTCATCATGCGTTCCTTGTGAAGCTGGCGAGTGTCACGCCCTGCCGCCGCGCAGTGGCATTCTCGGCGCCGTAGAGTGCGGCGATGGCGCGGCCCAATTCATCCAGGCTGCGGTATTCGACGGTGCGGCCTTCGAAGGTCACGCGCGTGACGCCGCCAGTGAAGGCAGCGACAAGCACGGCGGCGCGGCTCCCGGCTGGCTGCGCCAATGCCCAGGCGAGGATTGCGGGGTCCAAGGCCACTCACCCGCCAGCGGCGCGCGAGAGGGCGCGCAGGATTGGCAGGATCTGCGCCCCACCCGCGCCAAGCGCGATAAGAACAGCAACGATGCCCCATATCGCGCCTTCAATCCGGCGCGTCTGCTTGCGCAGGCCGCAGATCTCGGCACGCACCGCGGTATAGCGCTCGGCACAGCGCTCGACATGCAGCGACAGATCCTCGCGCTCGCGCGCGTGGAGTTCCCCGTTACTCATGATTTCCTCCGGAAATGGATCAGCGCGGCTGGTCGCCGCGTCGGTCGTTCGCTTTGGTAACTAGCGGCCCAGAGTGATGCCGCATTCCTGCATCAGCCCGCCGACATTCCCGCGCGTGGCATTGGCAACGCGCGCGACGCGGGCAGAATCCTGCGCGGGCAAGGTGCGTATCAGGCAGGCCGACAAGGCGGCCATTTCGATCGTGCCGCAGCTCGCCGCCGCCTGCGCGACGCGGCCACAAAATGCGCGACGCTGTTCCGGCGTCTGTTCGGCGAAAGCTCCGCGCAGCGTATCTGTCGCACTCCCGCCCTGACCGCCCAGGCCAGGCACGCTCAGACCCTGCGCAATGGCAGAGCTGGCTGCAATCACGATCAGCGCTGTCATCACAAAAAGGCGCATCCCGGCGGTCTTTCATTGTGGGAGGGTTGGTTCCCTCCCATGCCCCATTCTAACGTCAGACCATGGCAAGGGACCAGCCTATCCAGCCCATCAGCGCAACCAACCGCCACGGGGCGCCAGCCAGCCGGGACGGCGCATTAGTGGCGGTGGATCCGGGCTCGGTGCTGGCTCAGGCCGGGGATGCTCCAACATCTCCACCGGCGCATTCGCGATATCCTCACGCAGCCTCAGCCAGAACCGCTCCCCATACCGATCCGCGCCCAGCAACCACAGCGCCGCGCGCGCCAGTACCGCACAATCCAGCGCCTCATTCCGATCTCGCAGCTTCGCCCATTCCTGCCGCACAAAGCCGCGCCGGTCCTTCACCTGATGCAGCTGCTCCGCCACCAACTGCTTGACCCATTCAACCTCAATCCCCTGCGGCAAATGCACCCAGCCGGGCGGGAATTCCGCCGCCTCGCCACGCCCGAGCCAAAGCCGGCGATAGAGATCAACCTTCCAGGTCGAAACCGACACCGTCCAAAGCTTCAAACCACGCCGCAATTTCTGCCCATTCACCAGCGCGTCAACGGGCGTCGGGCCCTGCACCGGCTGAGCCCTATTCCAACCATCCACGCCCTTGGTCGGCGCAATGCGCGGATCGCGCAGCCGGCGCAGATGGCCATAAACCGCCGCTGTATCGCGCCCGCCTGTGTCAACGCAGGCCTTGGCAATGCGGATCGCGCCACCATTCGCGCGCGGCCAATCCCGTGCCAGCAGTTCCGCCAGCGCATCCCAAGGCGCCCGCTCACGCGGACTACCGGTAATGACAATGTGATCCACAAGCCAGGAGGAATAACCCTCAGCCCAGGCCCAGATATCGCATTCCAGGCGATCATCCTGCACATCCACGCCCGCCGTCAGCACCAGAGCGTCATGCGCTACAACGCCGAGCCGTAGATCCTCGCGCCGTTCCACCAGACGTTCCCAATCCGGTGCCTCGCCGCGATCCTGCCAGGTCTCGCCCAGCACCGTGTTGCGGAAGGTTTTTAGATCCTCGGCCTTGCCCTGCGCTGCCTCCCAATCACGCGCGATCTGTTCCCAGGATAACCAGCCGACTGGGGAATAGAGCGCCGAGATATGAAAGCCGATGGTATGCGGGTTCTCCGCTGCCGCTGTTGGCCGCCATTCGCCGGCGGCGAGCATGGCGGTTTTGTGGTGTTCCTCAATCGGCGTGTCGCAATCTTCACAATGGTAGCGCACGCTGCGCGGGTCGCCCTTCTCCCAGATGAGCCTTTCGAATTTCAGCCATTGCATCGCGCCGCAGTGCGGGCAGGGCAGGAAATAGCGCCGCTGGTCCGAGGCCGCATATTCCCGTTCGATCCGGCTGCGTCCGGCAATGGTCGGCGTTGAAACCAGAAAAGCTTTTCTGCGCCAGCCGAAGGTGCGCGCCCGGGCCTCCGCCAGGGCAATCGGATCGCCTTCGCCTTCGATATCGCCGGGATAGGCGTCCACCTCGTCCAAGAACAGAAACCTGGCCGGCATGGATCGCAGCCCGACCGCGCTATTCGCGCCCGTCAGCACCAGAATGCCGCCGGGGAATTCCTTCGACAGCATAGTATTGCCGCTGTCGCGCGCGCGGGCGGGAGCGACACGATCACGTAGCGCCGGTGTTTCCTCCAGCAATGGGTCAATGCGCTGGCGGGAGAAGCGCTTGGCCAATTCCACGGTAGGCTGCACCGCGAGCACCGGCGCTGGCACGTGGTGCATGATATAGCCAAGCCAGTTATTGCCTGCCTCGGAACCGCCAGTCTGCGCCCCTTTCATCACGACGATCCGCTGTGCCGGATGCACGGCAGACAGCGCATCCATCACATCGCGGAGATAAGGCGTCCGGCTCGTGCGCCAGGGGCCGGGTTCGGATGACGCACGGCTGCCCAGGATGCGATGCTGTTCCGCCCATGCCGAGACAGTGAGTTGCGGTGGCGGGCGCAGCATGG